GCTGAGACGAGGCTTTACTATGACACAGGACTCGACCCTTACTACGGATTACTTGAACTTGGAGAGAAATACGGAGTCTTTGAGAGAGTTGGTAATCGCATTAAAATCGATGGAACGTCCGTCTATCCGAAAACAATTCTCGCGGATCCAGAAAAGTACTTTACTCCAGATATTATGCAAGCCCTTGACGAATCGGCAAGGAAAGAATATCTATACGGACAAGGCAATGTAACATCACGAGAGGAAGATTATGTTAGCGAATAAACTGACAGATTTGATTAAAGTATATGATGATTACAGCACAGAAGAAGAATGTAATAAAATTATAGAAGTATTTGAAAATCATCCTTCTTTACATCAGAGGTATGAAAGGGGCGGCCGCCCAAACTTTACTCAATTTAATTTTACTGAGTATGTAGATTCGGGTAAATGTACACAAGAGGAAAAAGATCTCCACAGAGATTTGACAACAGTGTTCATGAATGCTATTAGTCTTTATCAAATTGATTGTAGTATTACAGATGAAATGCCGCCCCAATGGGGAATTGAACAAATTAGAATTAAAAAATATAATCCATCCTCAGGTTGTTGTGGACAAATTGATGAAAAACCAGATCAATTTGCTGAACATGTTGATGTTGGTGACTACAATTCTGCAAGAAGGTATCTTGCAATGTTTTTATATTTAAATGTTATTGAGGGTGGAAGCGGCAAGACATCGTTTCCATATTTAAACTTGAAAGTTGACCCGATTCCTGGTAGAATACTGATGTTCCCTCCCATGTGGATGTACCCTCATGCAGGGGAACCAACCTACCAAAATCCCAAGTACATTGTTGGAACTTATTGTCACTACTTATGATGGATAAACTGGAAGTTATTATTCTGAAGAATCTTGTTTATAATGAGAAGTTCTGCCGAAAGGTACTTCCTTTTATCAAACCAGAGTATTTTGAAACCCATGAAGAACGTGTCGTGTTTGATGAAATCAACAAATACGTTCAGCAGTATCAGACTCAACCACCTTTGAATGCCATCGCAATTGAATGTGAACGTAGAACTGATCTAAGTCAAGATGGGTTTCAAAGCATCTTGGATCTACTCAAGATGTTCACTGAAGATAAGATTGACTTTGAATGGTTAATTAATACCACTGAGAAGTGGTGTAAAGATAGGGCAGTTTATCTTTCTCTTTTGGAGTCGATTAAGATTGCAGATGGTAAAGATAAAACTAAAAGTCGTGATGCTATTCCCAGTATCCTTTCTGAGGCACTTGGAGTATGTTTTGACGAACATGTAGGTCACGATTATATTGATGATTTTGAGACTCGCTATGATTTCTATCACCGTAAAGAGGAAAAGATTCCCTTCGATCTGGAGTTTTTTAACAAGATCACCAAGGGTGGTCTACCTTCAAAAACACTCAATATTGCCCTGGCAGGAACGGGTGTTGGTAAATCTCTCTTCATGTGTCACGTTGCTGCATCGTCCCTTCTTCAAGGTAAAAATGTTTTGTATATCACCTTGGAAATGGCAGAAGAAAGAATCGCAGAAAGAATCGACGCAAATTTGTTGAACATTAACATTCAACAACTTGTCGATTTGCCAAAGCAGATGTATGAAACCAAGATTATTAAACTGGCACAAAAGACTGTTGGTAAACTAATCATCAAAGAGTATCCTACCGCATCTGCTCACTCAGGACATTTCACATCTCTCTTGAATGAACTTGCTCTGAAGAAAGGTTTTAAACCTGACATTATTTTCATTGACTACCTAAACATTTGTGCTAGTAGTCGATATAAAGGTTCTATCGTAAACTCTTACACTTATGTTAAAGCGATTGCAGAAGAGCTTAGAGGTCTTGCGGTTGAGTTTAATGTGCCTATTGTTAGTGCTACTCAGACTACTCGCTCAGGGTATAGTAGCACTGACGTTGATCTTACTGATACCAGTGAATCTTTTGGACTCCCTGCTACTGCAGACCTTATGTTTGCTCTTATCAGTACAGAAGAACTGGAGCAACTCAACCAGATCCTTGTCAAACAACTTAAAAACAGGTATAATGACCCTACGATGAACAAGCGTTTCATCATTGGTATTGACAGAGCAAAGATGAGGTTGTATGATGTAGACCAGTCTGCACAAACCGATCTTGTTGATTCGGGGCAAGATCTAGATGAAGAACCCGAAGACCTTTTCAAAGGTAAAACTCGTAAAAATTTCGCTGACTTTAAATATTGAGGTAACTTATGACTACTGCACAAGGTTTTGGATCTACTGTAACTTCTGAAGATGAACTTCTTACAGAAGAACAAATTCGTCAAAAGAATGAAGTTGATACTAATAAGTATCTTGAATTCGTCAACTTTGTAACTAGTGATGCATCCAAGGACTTTGGTTCTTTTGCAAAACGCATTTCTGAACTAGATGATGAAGGTGCTGATATTCAACGTCTTTTGACTGCTGCTGTTGGTATTACTGCTGAAGGTGGTGAGTTTACAGAGATCGTTAAAAAGATTGTCTTCCAAGGTAAACCCTTTAATGAAGATAATCGTGAGCACATGATCATTGAACTTGGAGATGTTCTGTGGTATGTTGCACAAGCGTGTATCGCACTAAATATTTCCATGGATGAGGTCATTCACAATAATGTTGCTAAGTTACTTAAGCGTTATCCCGAAGGTGTTTTTGATGTCTTCAAGTCCGAGAACAGGTCAGCGACAGACCGATGACGACATCATAATTGAATATTTCCAAGTGTCCGAACTAATGGACACTTGGGTAGATGGATACTATAAAAGACCTCCTCTCTTCTAAATACTATTGAAGGGAGGGTTTTTAAATGGCTATAGCAGATGATATTCAAAAGCAACTTGATGATATCTTTGATGGCGAACTAGACCTAAAAAAATTCTATGCAAAATATTCTTCTGCTGGTAATGAAGATAGGCAGATAGATCCTTTTGATTATAAAAATGCAACTATGGTTGTTAAAGCATCTAATAGTAGAATTAAATTTATACCTAGAATAAAATCTAAACAAGAACGAAATCATCTTGCCAATGCAACAAAAGATTGGGTAGAAGAAAATAAAAATTTACTTCGTGATGCTGTTACCCCACACCTTCCTGGTGGAGTAATGTATGAAATTAAAATTGATATTGGTGTAAAAACTGGTAGTGGATCTCAAACCGTAGAATTTGCATTAGTTCCACAAGGTAAAAAGAATGCTGCATTTTCTTTTTGGTGGCAAGGTAAAGGATTATCAAATGGAGCTGCTGGAAAGAGATCCGACCCTCATGAGTTAATGACTGCTTGCCTAATCTTAAATCAAGAAAGAGTAAGTCTTGCAAAAGTTAATGGTATGAAAGATGAGGAGAGACAAAAATATATGAAGAAGTTGGTTGATAAATTAGCATCAACCGCAAGTAAAGTCGAAGGTGCCGCTGGATTAGATGGATTTTATTGTGATGCTGAGAAGGAAGATCCAGATTTGGTTAATTTAGCTAAAGCAATATCAATTTCCAATTATGTAATAAATCAGATAGGTAGAAATGCAAAAGTAAAAACTGTTTGGCAAACTGGTACTAAGTGGGCACAAGAAATTAAAAAGTTTAATGTTGGTCCAGAAACAATGAAGAATTATAATTCTTCTGATATTATTGTTAAATTTGAGTTGAACAAGACAATGCATTATTGGGGGTTATCACTCAAGAAACGTGGCATTGCAGAAGCAGAACCAACACTATTGAATAAACCATTATTGGGTAAGACAGGATTTATCACAAAGAGTATTCCTAAGGATGAAGAAACTAAAATTGAACAAGCAAAGAAAAAGTTCTTTACTAAGGCAATACAAATAAAATTAAGAGCAGATGTTTACAAAAACAATATTGCTATTAATGATAAAACTCCATTAAAAACCATTCTTAAAGTTGCAACGGAACTCTTTAATGATAAGGAAAAGAGTGAGATGCTTAGAGGAGCAGGAGAATACAATAAAAATCCAAATATTTATTTTAAGGAGATTGATAGAGTATTCCTAGAACATTTTGATAATAATGAAAAATTCTTTAAAGAATTTTTAGATACTATTTTTAAGATTGATCTTACTTCTTATTTGGAAGGAACAAACTTTCACTTTAGTTTAATTACTGGAGAGGGGGATTATAAGGCTGGCAAGTTAATGCAAGTAAGAGCACCCTTAGAGAAGGAAGGTAGATTGACAACTGAGATTTTTAAGGAAATGTTTGGGGATAAACCAAAAAGTAAAAAGAAATATGTATTAGAAAAACCGAGTGATAAAAAACAAGCATTTGAACCTGGATCTACAGCTGCCAAATTATTTTACATTATGAAAATTGAAGATATACATGTAGTAGATCTTGAGGTAAGATATAAGGGTGCTATGACATCAGAACCACAATTTCAAGTATTCATGAGTACTAGGCAAAATAATTTTTCTCAACTTTATAAAAAGTTAGCTAAGAAAAAGAAATGGGGTCCAGATAGATGGAATTGATTACAGATAAATATTAAAGAAGAAATTTTCAAAATAAATGAAAAGTTATAAGGATTTTCTAAGCGAAGGTAAGAAGAGTGGAGCTGCTGCAGAAGCAGAGAAACTTGGACTTGTTCATGTAGGTTATGGTAAGTATGCAAATCCTAGAACTAAGAAGGTAGAATATCGTTCTGAAGGTGGCATGAAACTAGTTAAAGTTTCTGCTAAGGATGCTGGACTTCCTACAGATCATCCAGCAGCCCCAGAAGAAAATGCTGCTAAATCACCAGATCAAGGTATGTCTATTACTTTGACTTTTGGAAGATTTAATCCACCTACAATTGGACACGAAAAACTAATTCAGCAGGTTGCTAATTCAGCAAACGGAGATTTTAGAATCTATCCATCACGTTCACAAGATCCTCAGAAAAATCCTCTTGATCCAAATACTAAAGTTGAATGGATGAAGAAGATGTTCCCTGATTATGCTGATGCAATTGTTAGTGATGAGAACATGAGAAATATTTTTGATGTTCTTAAGGCAGTTGCAGCAGAAGGGTATACTGAAGTTAATATTGTTGTTGGTTCGGATCGTGTTTCGGAATTCCAAAATCTTGCACAAAAGTATAATGGTTCCCTCTACAATTTTAATAATATCCAAGTCATTTCGGCAGGTGAAAGAGATGCTGATGCTGAAGATGTTAGCGGAATGTCGGCTTCTAAGATGCGTAAGGCAGCGA